TGGTGCGTTGACCACTACAACACCTATGGTTTATGCTAATGCAGGTATATATCCTCTGGATTCAGGTACTAATATGGGTAGGTCGTATCCTAATTTGCAGCCTACTCCTATGACAGCAACCAGCAGTCCTGCTGAGTCTACTAGTTGCTATTATCGTAGTCAAATTGGTACTGGTCTAGTCAATTATCAATTTTGTAATGATGGTACTACAGCAGTAGTAGTAGACGTTGTTATTACAAAATTAAAGAAAGGAGAAACTCTTTCCACGCCTGATGTGTATGTTACGGGTTTGGAAACCGCATATAAGCAAGGCTATTTGAATATGTGTTCTGGTAACCGTGGAGTTGCCGACTTTCAAGGCAATAGCATTCGTTCTGCAGATGTATTTGATGACTCTAAGACAGAATTTATGCCTAAAAAAGCTCTTAATTACTATAATAACGTTGGTGCTCCAGAACATCGCCCATATGTACATGTAGTTCGTGATCAGTTTATAGTTGATGCTGGATCAGTAAAACCTTATGAGTTTAAAATGCCAGCATTAAATTACTATTCTCCTGATTACCCTCAGGGTGTTTCTTACGTAGATGACCTTACCTATTGCGTTTCGGTGGCTTTTAGTACTCTCAGCATACCAATTATTGAGCCACTTACTACGGGGTCTGCAATTATTGATAGGCGTGGTAATTCTCTTAACATGTCTGTCACTGGCACGTATACTGAACGTATTCATCCAGTTTATTTATCAGAATATAATAATAACTTCTTCGTTAACGGTGCCTTGACAGTACCTATTTATGTAGACGGTACTTTGCCTACTGTGGCACGCAGTACAATTATTCCTCCGGAAACGGCGCAACGTGGTTCTACTACTGCGTCTGCTTATATTGTACAAGGCCCAAGCAACACTCAATCGGGTGCGTAATATTTGCATGTACGACATTATAAGAAATATAAGTATCGTCATTATTTTGCAAAATGCCTCGTTATGCCAAATTACCTTCTCTTTTTCGCTCTAGCGCTAAAACGCGCTCGCGCTATACTCGTAGACCTTCTAGAATGCGTAAATCGTACCGAACGATGCGCCGTAAACCAAGCATGCGGCGAAGATTTCGTTAGTTCTTCATAATTTAGTAAATATGGTACGTTATCAACGAAACGATCGCGCTGCTTACAGTAGTTTGTCTGCTGAACGCAGGCGCCCTTTGGATCGAGTTGCTACTAGAATTCAGGCTGCTTTTCGTGGTCATAGTTTTCGTGGTAATTGGCGCAATCCTTATATGATTGAAGAGCAAAACCGCAATCAGTATGTTTTTAGAAATTTGATGTATGAGAGGGGTGTTCGTCGGCGCCGTAATGAACGACGTGCCGCTGCTGATATTGCTTCATTTTATGCCAATCGCATGAATAATGCTGGTATACTTCATAATCTTCCACGTATACAAAGTTTTATAGGTCCTGAATTGTAATTTATGTAAATACGAAAAGTGACATGGCTTAGTATTACCCATGTCACTTTTGTGCATTACTTTTGTGCATTAACGTACGGCGGTTGACCACGTGGCATACCGTCCGTGCGGATCGAGGAACTCGTCTACGTGTCACAATTTCTGAGAAATAGATGGAGTCATGTCGAGCAGAGTTCGTGGATGGTGTTTCACCATTAACAACTACACTGATGAACATCGTGACCGTATCGCCACCTTCGTCCCCGAACACGCCGAATACCTCTGTTATCAACCAGAAAGAGGCGCTAACGCCGGAACCACCCATTTGCAGGGGTATGTGTCTTTTAAGCACCCAAGGACACTTGCGGGCGTGCGAAGATTGTTCCATCCGATCAATCCACACTTCGAGCCACGCAGAGGAACTGAAGCGCAAGCTATCGCATACTGCCGAAAGGCTGACACTGCAGATCCCGATGCTGGATTTGGATTCACCTCCTACGGAACTGAGCCCAACGGAGTTGGACAAGGAGCTCGCACAGATCTTGTTGAGATTGGCAGGCGTCTCCGCGAGGGTGAAGCGATTAGGGAAGTCGCGCAGGATTACCCCGGAGACTTTATCCGCTACCACCGTGGATTGGTCGCGTACCAAAACCTTTTCGCCCCCATACGCTCTGAGAAGTCGCGGGTCCATTGGTATTATGGAACCACAGGAACAGGGAAGAGCCATGCTGCGCGAGCTCGATTCCCAGACTCATTTTGGAAGTCTGCTGACAACACCTGGTGGGATGGGTATGACGGAAGAAAAGATGTCGTTATAGACGACTATCGTACTTCGTTTTGCAAATTTAGTTACTTACTTAATTTATTTGATGAGTATCCACTCATTGTTCAAATTAAAGGAGGAACTCTGCAGTTTGCAGCTAAGAACATCGTTGTCACTGCTCCTTATCATCCGCGAAGAATGTGGGCGTCTAGAACTGATGAGGCACTTCAGCAGTTATTACGCCGTATTGAAGTAGTAGAATTGTTTGGAGAAGAACCGCCCGAAGACAACAGAGTTGAAGGTTTTGTACCAAACTAAAACTGTCGGATTATAAGATATTCAAGTATCGTCATTATTTCATGTACGCAGAACATATGTCTATTTCTACACTTGATAATGACGACTCCGTTAGCGCTTCGGTTAGAAGTCGCAATGTACGTCGACGCATTGGCGATGCAATTCGTCCTGCTTTAGTGTCAATTGCTTCTTCAGCCACAGGTTTTTCACAACAATCTGTCAATAACGCTTTTGACACGATGATGGATATGTCCAATGTTGGTGTGCAACAGGCTATCCTCAATCAAGCCAAGCGAACTGTTGATCAAATGACAGGCGCTGGCGAACAAGATATTGATAGAGATAATATCAATATGCCTTTGTGCTCTATTATTCCTGGCAGAGGTGCCGAAGTAGGCATTGCCAGTAAAGGGTTTCAAGGCGGTAGCAAATTGAAATTACCAGCTGGCAATGCTAAGATTCATAACGCATTTGCTGAGCAAATAAAGGCTTGGGAGCCTGTCACTGCAAAAATGTCGTTTGCTTATAAGGGCGTATTGGATGTTTCTTTAAGAACCGACATTACAAGCCCTGCAACGCGTTTTTACACTCACCAGTTTTTTCGTCATTGTTCTTTAGCTATTAATAATTCTGCTCATAACGATACCACTACGTTGTGGAACAAAACTCTAGGTCCTGATAACTCGTATATCCGTAAGGTACCACCTAATGGTTCTGCTTTTTCAGTGCCAGCTGGTTCCAATACTGGATTGAAGAGTGCATATCGTTACCCCCAACAGGGCAACGCTCAAATCGTGCGCATGAGTCGACCAATATTAGAAAATATTGGTTGGAATGCGAATCCTTATAAGTATGTAACGTGTAATACCACTGGTACTACTATTGGTGCGTTGACCACTACAACACCTATGGTTTATGCTAATGCAGGTATATATCCTCTGGATTCAGGTACTAATATGGGTAGGTCGTATCCTAATTTGCAGCCTACTCCTATGACAGCAACC